TGAAGTTGTGCAGCATCGGCCTTCTTTACGCCAGATGGGAAGTAGTTCTCACGAATCGTCTCAAGTTTTTCTACGAATTCTTCCTCTGTGGAAAATTCTACACTCTCTGCAAGTGCTTTGATTTTTTCTACTTGAGTTGCTGTGAGTCCTTCGCATACTTCATTTACAAGTTGTACTTTAATTGCTTCAGTAAGTTGTTTCTTGTACTGAATATTTGCTTCAATTTCTTCATTCAGTTTAACTTCCAGTTCTTCAACTTTAGATGCTAGTTCATCCACAAGTTCTACTTTGTCTTCTGGAACGTTGATATAGTTTTCGGCAAACAGATTACGCAGACCAGCAATAAAGTCTTCTGTGATTTCAGAACGCAGACCGCTTTCAATTGCGATTTCGTTTTCTTCCATCCACTGCTCTACTACGTAGTTCAAGTAATCATCTACTTTTTCTGTAAGTTCTGCTTTGATTTCTTCAACAGCTTCAGCTAACATGCCAGCATACTCAGATTCCATTTGTTCTTGGATCTGTGCTACACGATCAAATACGCGTGCTTCGAAGATTGTTGCAGCTTTTACTTTGAAGTCTTCTGAAATAGTTTTGTCATCAGCAAACAACGCATCAACATCTTCTTTCATTTTTTTCTTCATCTTGTCTACCATATCTTCATCATCATCGTCCTCATCATCTTCATCAACATCTTTGCCTTTTTTATCTTCTTCTTCAGGCATCATGTTTGTACCTGAACCTGGGCGCATGTGTTGATCACCAAGTTGAACGTCAGCCGATGCTGCTGAAGGTTTAGTTGTAGGGGCAGCAGCACTCTTACCAGAACCTCTGCTTGTCAATTTAGCAGAATCGTCATCTGCTTTATAATTTTGTGGTGTAGGACCGCCTAAATCTTCAGGTGTTCCAGAGTTACCTGGAGTGTCATGTGACAATGTAGGCATTGGCATACCCCCAGCAGATGACTTGCTTTTTGCAAGAATTTCCGCTGCGGCTTCCATTAGTTTGTTTGTTGCCATTGAGTATCTCCTTATGATTTCTTATTTATAAAATTTAAAGTTTTCGTAGGAAGTTTTCGAAAAGTTGCAATCCAACAGATTCAATATCTCTGCGTGATGCTTTGCGAATTTGCTGTTTCGAATAGTTAATATCTGATTCGACAAACTTACCTTCTACGAATAACCATTCTTTGTTTTCCATGATGCCCTGAACGAAAGCGCCAGGTGCAGAAGGATCAGCAACAATATCAGCAGCAGTTGCAAGACGTAGATCATCTTGTACCAAATTGTAACCTTCTTTTGTCATAACGACTGAGCCTAAAGCACGTGAAGAAACACCAAGATTGACACCTGATTCAATCAGATTTTTTGCAATCAAACCATATGGTGTTTCCATAATGAGTGCTTTACCAACAAATGTATTACCGTTTTCTACCAAACTTGTAATCTTGTGTGACACACGTTCTAGATTCAACGATGGTGTATCTGGGTGACCTAGTTCACCCAATGCACGGTTTGTGTCGATGTATTCTTGTTTGTAACGAGCAACTTCGTTACGCAGTGTGTTCATTTTGTACATACGATTGTTGCGATTGACTTCATCGCCAACAAGGAATGTACCTTCAATGTAAAGTTGTTTCTTACCGTCTTCTGTCTTTTCGGTAAGATATCTTACATTTTCAATGTGTTCTTTGATGAGTTTCATTATAGAGATACTCCTGTGTATGGATCAACATTGTATGTTGCCACTTTTGATAGTTCTAAAATAAGAGTTCCACCAGTTACAATCTCAATAACAACACTTTGTGTATTATTGTTTGCAAGTGAGTGGCCATATTCATCAAAATCCATGCTGCCACCATTATGCAATGCTAATAGTGGAATACTATTTCTGACAATACGAATATGCCCGTTTGTTGACCATTTTAGATGACGAATATCTGCTTCCGTAACAGTTTCGGTTGTTGTATTTGCTCTTAGACTGTTGAGAGTAATCGTATATGTGCCTACATCAACTGCACGAACAATAGACGAACCTCTCAACGTGTTAGTAATTTCAAATGGCATTTTATTTTAGTCCCATAGATTTGCGACGGCGCATTGACATTTTTCTTTTTAGTAATGTGCGTCTGAGTTTGCTTTTTCTCGTTGTCTTCCAAGAACGTTTCAATAAACGTGCTTTACGTAATCTTACTGTTGCTGGTATACGTTTAACTGTGCTGCCACTTATTCGATATCCTTTTATACCTGATTTACGAACGTTCCTTTGTACAACAATTCTACCTTTTTTGTTGCGACGAATACGACGGCGTATTTTAGATATACGACCCATCTTAACAATATTTGGATTGCGTCTTTTAGCCGCTTCTTCCAATACTTCTTCGTCCACTTCAATTTCTTCATACATCGCATCAACGACATATGGCTTTGCTTCTTCTAACCGAACAGAAGCAATCTCATCTAGCCGTGCAAAGATAAGTTCTTTGGCTTCGTCTAATTTATTCTGTAGAATTAGTTCTACAAAACTCATACAGTTTTCCAAACGTTGTTACAGATTCAATTAGTTGTTGCCAGAAAATTTCTTTGCTATCTTCTTCTAACTGACTGTATGTGTTTATGATTTTTTGTTTTGTTTCTTCACTGAGAGTAATAGAATTACCATCATTGAGCAACAATTCTTTTGCTTCTACCAATTCTTTAATATATTCTTCTGCTTGCACTACAGCATCAAGAGCGGGGCCGTATGGCACACTGAACACACGCTTCAGTTTATCACTCCAATACATCGCAATACGAGTGCCATCTGGATATAATCTTACCGCTTTACGCTTGATGACAAGCACAGCTGGTGGATCTGGCATCAATGGATATGCAGAACCTACAGAATCCATTCTTGCTTCTTCTAGTTCTTCACGTACCGCTTGTCTTGCTCTTGTAAATATCTGTTTATTACTTGTAATCAAATCTGCCATGCGATTGAAAAGATTACGCATGATTTCACGATCAGCATTATTGAACTGTGGTCGTTCTTCACTCATCTTATCCATAATCTTGTGAATACGCGCTAGTTGTGCTTTATTTGCAAGACCAGCGCGAACAAGAATATCTAACTTTGAATAGTCTGACTTTTCTTCTTCTACGATAGATTTGAATTCAAGTAACGATTTCATTATTATTCTACTGTTTCTTCGTCTTCGGTATTTTCTTCGTTGTTTTGCTCTTGCCCGCCAAATAAAGTAGCAGCCATTTCTTGCTTACGACCTTGCAACGCATCGAACGCTTTTGCGGATAAAACATTTTCTATACCTTCTTTTGCTGCTGCACTATCACCAGCGGCAATGTGATTAATAACTTCTTGAATTTGCATAGTAACTCCCTGTTATCTGCGTCTATTATTTATATTGACAACTGATCGATTTACCTCGTCATCAAGGCCAGGTGTCAGTGATTCCTCTGTTTCCTCAGTGTTTTCAACTGTGTTGTCTTCTGGCTCTGCTTGTGGTTCTGCACTCTGTTGTGGTCCACCTAATACTGGTCCTTGCATATCATTAGGCAAAGTATCTTTTTCTTCTTGAATCTGGTTTTGCATGTCTTCGATTTCTTCATCAGTCATCATAAGAACTTTATTCATGACATAGTGATTTGAAAAATAACGACCAACAAACGGATCAACCAAGCTTACCATCTGCAATCTATTTTGAAGCAACTCGGCTTCACGCAACTCAGTAAAGTTATTGTCTTTACGAAAATCATAATAGATATTTTCTTTAAAGTCATCCCATTCTTCGCGGGTACAAATACCTTTAAGTACCAATTGTACTTTAAGTACATCATCAAATATCTGTGAAAACTTATTACGAAGACGAACAACAAATTTTGCGAACTTTAATTCATCACGGGTAATTTCTTGACTTTTGCCCATCCCAGCAAATCCACCTTCTTGCGATTCTAGTCTCGAATATGGTACATTGAGAGATTGTAAAAGTTTCTTTTGAAAGTATTTAACATCTTCTAATTCACCAAGATTCTGACCTGCTGGTAAAGTAGTAATTTCTGTACCTTTACCACCTTCTCTTCGTGGTAACCAGAAGTCTTCAAGCATCGACATGTGTTTGCGTTCGTCACGAATCTCACCAGTGTTCGCATCATAAACTAATTTGTTACGATATTTGATCATGATATCACGCAGATATTGCTCTGCTTTACCGCGTGGCAAGTTACCAACGTCGATGTAAAAAATACGGCGTTCTGGTGCGCGTGAAATACGATAGATAACAATCGCATCTTCAATCATTCTTAGTTGATTGAGTGGCTTGATTGCTTTGTGTAGGTACGAAATGACAAATGTATTCTTTGCATCCATCAAACCTGAATTGATATTAATAATCGAATCTGGTGCAATACGAATACCTTGTCCTACATTTGAAGTAAATGTTTGCGTGGTTGTGCCACGATCATTGTAGACATAGTATTCAGCAACCGATACAACGATCATTGCTCCTGTTTTTGGATCACGATCTTTTTTAATCTCACGCACCTTACGAATTTTGCGTGGGTCAATATATCTAAGTTCTTGAATACCTTCTTTAGGGTTTTTGTCATTAACTACGATATGATAAAACATACGGCCATCAATGTACCAACGTTTGAATAAATCGTCAGCAAGATTACTGAAGTTCAACATCTTCAGTACATTATCAAACTCTTCAATGATTTTTTTCTTAATTGTTTCTGGCTGCTTTAGATTATCTAAAACAATATCGACAACTTTACCTGCTTCATCGTGAGTGATAGCTTCATTGACAATTTCATCAATTGCCATTTGACATTCAGGATGATTAGACATTTCACGATATCGAGTGATGAGTTCAATTTCATTTCGAACTGAACCCTCTAAATCGACATATGTACCATAGTACGCATTTTGCGTAACGGTAACTGCACCATCATCTACGGTCGCAGAAGGCAAAGCAAAGGATGCCTGTTCGGGTTTTTCAACCTCGACGACATCCTTTGAGCCTATTGTAAAGCCAAAAAGTTTAATTGCCATTAAAAATCATCCTATATTAAAAAGTAGGGCAAAAGCCCTACTCTTAGAGAACACCATCTGCAACTGCTTCCCACCACTGGTAGGTAAGTGTTACAGTAAACTCTTCAATCGCATCATTTGAACCCCAATCGACATCAATCGGTGTGATGTCTGTTGGATACATACCTATAAATCTATATTTTTTGATTGAGTTACCTGCTTTACCAAACTGTGTAACTTCTCCATCAACCGTGTATCCTAATGGTGTACTTGCAATTGGATTACGAACATTGAGATTGTGGCTATTGATACCATTCATCCAACGCTCAAATGCATTGCGTACAACAAAATCTTCATCATTGATGATTGTTACTGTCCAATCAGCAAAAGTACGATTACCCACAAACTTGAGTTCACGACCAAAATATTGAACAGGTACAACACCCAAAGTAGAACCTGGAAGCTGTGCTGTCTTACACATAAAAGTCATTTTTGTTTGTGCGTTTCCTGGTAATGAGAACACAGGAAACGGCATACTAACCTCAAATAGGTTTGGGCGGGCACCGTCACCTTGTAGTTGTGATCGGAACTGGTTTACATTGAATGCCATTTATTTTTCTCCTGTTTCTCTTTTATTTAAGCTGCACCTACCACTTCATTAAAACTTACACCTGTACGAACCGCTACAAAGTTAAGTTGAATGAAGTTGATGGAACGAGCAGGTTTAATGTAAATGTCACCTACAAATTCATTACGATCAATAACTTCTCCTGTGTTGTTTGTTTCATCACAGACAACACGGTAGTCTGTAATACCACGACGACCTTGAACATCACGCAGGAAAGGCTCTACGAGAGAAACGAACTGTGCGCGGGTAAACTGATCATTAAATTCAAACAGAGAGAAACGTGCCGCGCGTGAAATTGTTTTTTCAAGCGTGATGAACAAACGACGAACATTGATACGATCAAATGCACTTGGCTTGCTCAACATTGTTTTATCACCAAACAGAACTGTACCTTCACCAGGGAAAGAAACTACTGGGTTAACGCCCTTTGTATATAGAGTGTCGCGTTCCGCCTTAGTTGGATTCCATGCAAGTTTAATTACATTCTTAATTACACCACGATTTAGACCACCTGGTGAGAACCATGGATCACGTTCGTTATCTGTACGAACACATAGTCCTGCAATGTCGCCATTAAGTGGTATCCAACGATAAACATCATTGTACTTGTCATACTGATATTTGTAACCTGAATCAATTACCGCATAAGATGATGATGTAAGTGAATCTCTAAAATTAACAATGTCTGTAGCTTCACTGCCTGCGTTATCAACACAGTCCGCTTTTTCTGGTGAAACAAATGCAACACAGTCTTTTCTTGTGCCTGCAATGTTATCAATAACATGAGTAGCGATTGTTGCATTGCCTGTACCAGTTACAAGTAATGAAATATCAACGGCTTCAGCGTTTACAAACTTGTCCCAACCACTCTCAAGTTGAGAGTTGCCAACGGTACCGTCTGTTCCACCAGAGAATGAAAAAGTTACATTACCTGTTGTATTTGCAAACACGGATGCGTTTGCTGATAAACCCCATGCTGTTCCTGCACCAGTATTTTGTGTAGGATGTGCAACTGACCAAATGTATTTTGATTTAGTTTCAATTACTTTTTTGTAGTAATTTGAGTTACCTGAATCATCTCTTGCATCTGATGCTTTAGAAACAAAACCAAATTTTTCTAGAACTGTGCCTTGTGCGCCTGTCCACAATCCATCTTCATCGATAACGATAACATGTAATTCATCAAAAGAACCATTTCTTGATGATACATATCCTGATGTTCCTGGTGCTGAAGAGAATTGTGACTTGTAAGCCCATGTACCATATGATGCTGCATCGGCTAAAGATACTTTAAGTGAATTACCTAAAGCTCCTGGCCAACGAGCAGCAAATCCGTTGTATGAGTTTGCTGCATAACCTGTATGATTTTCATCATAATCATCTTCGCTTTTAATGACTAATGATCCGCCATTTGCGGTTGCGTTATTACCATTTGTAGGAATAGCACGAACAATCTTTAAGTTATTACCATAAGATAAGAAGTTCGCAGCAGAGAACCAATACTCATAATTTGCGCTATCTGGTTTGCCGAATCTGTCCGTCAGACGAACTTCATCGGAAATAGTTGTGACTACACCACATGGTCCCCAATTAAAAGGTCCTACAAATGCGCCAGCAGAAGTGACAACTGAAGGAATAACTGTAGTCAGATCAATTTCTGATACATTCACTCCAGGTGATAATTGAAATGCCATTGGATTTCTCCTTTTATTGTTGGGTCAATATTCTTTTTATTGTCTATTTAGTTTTTTACAAATTTGATGATAAATAGCCTGCTGGAGGCTCCCACATGTCTCCGTCTTCCACTTCCAATTCTCTACGCAGTCCATCTTCAATGAAACCAAATGGCAAAACGCTTTCTTCACCTAACAAGTTCTGCTCTTCCAACATAATTTTACGGATATCAATTCTTGTTTCATCTTTAAAAAATGTCTGTGCTGTTAGCCATGCATAAAGCACCAGACCCATTACAATATCATCATTATTACCTTCTTCAGCCGCATAAGTGTCTTTCTTTCGAACGAATGTATTTAATTCTGCAATTGTGTCGAAATCATTAATAATTAACTTGTCATTTTCAATCAATGTTTTAAGGTTCGCACAACCAATTTTTTTGACAGACTTGGTTGTTTTGACGCCAAAAGCAACTGAACGTTTGAAGCCAGCGGAAATGCTTTGTCCTTTAATATGATGATGCTCTAGCTTATAAATGTTTTCATATTCCAGATCATAATGTAGAATATCTACGACTTGTTGACCTACATTATTGGTTTCAATTAGCACATATGCTTGATTGTAGCGATTAGCTAAAGAATAAATGACTGTAGGTAAAAACAATAATGGTAATTTGTTATTACGATAACGTGCAACTTGTTTATATGGAGCTTCTGTCGCATCTAAAATATTAATTGTGTGGTAATCTAGCGCAACACCTTCAGAACAGTCTACCGTTGCAATGTAAATTCGCCCAGGCTTTGGATTTTCATACACAAATAAATTTCCATCATCTTCAATACGCATAGGATCATGAAATGCCAATGAACGTAGTTTTGAGCCAGAAATGAGTGTTGCTGAAGAACCAATAAATTCCGTTTCAAATTCTTGACGAAACTGTTCTTCAGAAGTATTTCGTATTGTTTCTTCTTTCCACTTTTGATCACGTCCTGGAACTTGTGACCAGTGAATCTCTAATGTTTTGTAGAGTGAACGCCCCTCAATGGCATCCATCCACATCTTATAAAATAGATTTAAACCATTTGGTGTGGAAACAATAATTACTTTAGATGTTTTACCAGATGAAATAACAGGATAAGTCGATGTGAAAAAATCTACTGCCATGTTGTGTGGCACAAAAGCAAATTCATCAAGAAAAATTAAATTATATGTACCACCACGGACACCTGCTGCTGAAGTTGCATATGCATAAATCTTTGAGCCATTTTCTAATTCAATTGAACGTTTGTTCCAATTAATAATACCTTGTTGAAGCCACATTGGAAGGCATTCATACGCTTTTTGAATTTTGGCTAGAATATCTTGTGCAAGTTGAAGTTTGTTTGCAAGAATACCAATCACAAATTCTTCATTAAATAATGCCGACCATAACATATATCCAACAGTTGTAGTTGTTTTACCTACCTGTCGTGGCATTTTTGCAATAACGAATCGATTACTATGAAACTGTGTGACCATATCTTCTTGAAAGTCCCACATTTCAAATGGTACAAGACCTCGATCTACGTTGACAATTTTAACGTATGTTCGAATAAAATATACTGGATTTTCAATACATTTGGCCAGTTCTATGGCCTGTTCTTCAGTATAGGATATTTTAACACCGACTCTTTTAAGTCGTGCATTACCAAGATATCCGTCATCCATTTTTTAACGTGTAAAACTTTTCAACATCCAACCATGTTTTTGATGTGCGTCAAGAATGTCTTGCAAAAAGTTTCCAACCGCTGGTTCATCAGCAGCATCAGCTAATGCAATTCCTGCACGAAGTTCCAGAATGTATTTGTCGTTATCTGATGCAAGCTCAGACATCATAATAAGTGAAGAAGGAATAGCGACAACTTCGTTAATCTTTGATAGTTCTATCATTCTTGCCAAAGTTGTTGGCGCGTATGAACCTAACGCACGAATGTGTTCTGCAATCGCGTCTGTTTGGTCATATACTGCTTCATAAAATGTACCTAAAAATCCATGATATTCAGCAAAGTTAGGACCTTCTACGTTCCAATGAAATGAATGTGCTTTAAAATACAAACCGAAGTTTGTACCTAAAATGACTTTCATTTGCTCTATTAATTGTTCCATAATTTTATTTATTTCCTTTTATCATTTTGAGTAGTTCATTAGTAGAGCCAACAAAGACTGCTTTATCTATGTTGACTCCTTTACTAGTTTCAGATTGAGGTGCAAGCTCTTTTTTTCTTTTCTGTAACTCTAGTAAATCTTTATTCATCTCAGCCAGATTTTTCATCATCGTAGCCAAAACTTCATATGCACGTGGTGATTCCGACTGATTTGCTACTGAAGCTAACTCAGTCAATGCTTGATTACCATTTGTAATTAACTCACGCATATTGTCGCGGGCAAATTCAGCATCAGAATCAATTTGATTTACACCATCATCAACAACCACAGATAATGGCTCTATGATTTTTTCTTCAATAGGAGCAACATCAAATATTTCAGATAGATTTTTATTTAGCTTTTTCATAATAATGTGTCGGGCCATTCTGTAATTGTTTCTGTATAACCAAAATTTGAATTTGGTAACGCTGTGTTAGGATTAGGTTCTGTTACTACAGACACCAATTTTACTGGACTTATATCCAAAGTTTCCACTGTATATGTTGCACCAGAATAGTCGCCAGTCAACACATAACCCGTTTCGATAAGCTTATTGCCATCTGTAATTATCAATGTGCCTGCAGAAGTATTGCTAAAGTATTCTACTGTACCGAAGAATCCATTTGCAGTATCACGAAGTGTTTCTCCAGTAGTAAACACATTATTGCCATTTGCATAGTCAACATAAACCTTTTGAATATCTCTAGATGCTGTATCAAGATTAATATTTGTATTAGCGGAATTAATAATTTTGCCTGTCTTGACTGGTGGCCAGATAAAACTTTTAGCTGTAAATGTTAAATCCCAAACAATAATTCTAGTTGTTCCATCACTCATTCCACCCTCATATTCTACCGTAGAAGCGACTGAGTTTAAAATAATTGGAACTGTATATTTTTGATCCATTGCAGGAATAAAATCTACAACAACACTAAAATCAGGCGTAAAAAATGGTAAAATCTGTTCAAGAATTTGTGTGCCATCTTCAGTGTTACGAACAAATATAGACAAACTAAATTCAAAGTTATATGGAACAGGAAAAAATTGAGTGTTTACAATTGAGTTTGTCGCACCTGAAAAGTTTTGTAGTGTGGAAATCTGTTTACGATTCGCATCATACTCAAGACTTTCTAGATTGAAAGACATTCTTGGTATTACAGCATTAACCGACTTAACCAGATTTGGGTCAGAAGTAATCTGTGTTAGATAACGTTCTTTGGGTCCATATGATAATGGTACTTTAAGTTTTTCTTTTGCCAAACCAGCTTGTGTGTAACGTACAATTTCAAGATCGTTGAACATAGTACCAAAAATAACTACCATCTTACGGATGGTACGATGATAAAATTGTGCATTACCTAGCATTAAGGTTCCCCAAACGGATTGACTTCCGTAAAGTCAATGATGTTATCACTTGCAGCTTCAATTCTTGCATTATCAATAATGTCTTCGAATGCAGTGTTTTGCGTTGCAGCATCAGAAGTAAGTGTGACTGTCCACTGAGCAGAACTAGTATTACCTTTCACATTTGCTGACGCACTAAAATCTCCTTGTACACGATAAATGTCAATGTGTGTATTAGGACTAAAATCATATACAAGTGCTTGCGCTGTTGCAGTAGCAAGTGATGAGCCTTGATATATGATTTCATCATTGATAAATTTGCCTGTGCCACCAGCACCTAATGAAATACGGGTTTTTGGATAATAATCGCGAATTGTATTATCGATTTCAGCAACACCTGTATCAACAATTTCATTTGAAAAATAATACTGCTTCATCTTTAAAGCATAAAGATAAACATTACCTCCACGTCCACGACCTAATGTATAAAACATTGCTTGATTGATTTCAGATTCAACATCAGTAATCTCAAACATTGATGCAGTCATAGGAACATAAACTAAATCACCAGAATTTGGTCGTATTAGACCATCAACTGTGTATTTAAATCTCAGTCTTGAAACAAGCATCGTCACTTCATCACGAATTTCTAAACCAAACTTTGAAATAAAATCTTGATCTCCATCAAATCCACTTACATTTTCCAAATACATTTCGATAGGATGTGCAGTTCGATATTCTTTGAGAGCATCTTCACCAAACAAATAGTCCACTTCGTCGCGTGTTGTGCGCGGTAAATAGTAAACATCTAATCCGTAAATTTTAAGGGCTTCGATAACTAAATCTTCAACTAATAACTGTTCTGGAGTGATTGGATTACCATCACTCAGTCTTGAAGGGAAATTATTGAAGTAAAAATTAGTTGCCATTATCCAGTGAAGATTTCTGATGGCAATGAACCCATCTGATAAATCTCTTCTTCCAATTGTTTAATTTCTTCTGTCGCTTCATCGTAAATTTTTTGTCCATTAAGTGTGACACCACCAGGCATTTGAATACCTTCAAACTTTTTAAGATTGTTGCCCCATTGTTGTTTGATTTTTGCTGTTGCCAATTGCTTGAGAAAACGATCATTCCATACATCTGTTGTGCCTTCAATTGAAATAGCCGAGTTACTATGCGTCAATGTTGGTGGTCCAACTAGTGTAAGGCTTGTAGGAGATTCTATATTACCTACTTGCTTAGACTCGTTGCCGATTGTAATAAAATCAAAGGGTACAATTTCTTGATCAAATTTAGTACCATAACCTGTAATTGTATTTGATGATGGATTACCTGTAACTGTGCCTGTTAGTGTGACCGTTTCAGGTCGTAGTACACGATAACACTCAACAACAATCCATTCTCCTGGCTCAACATCTCTTGTCCAATCAATATCAAGAAAGACTTTGTTTTGATGACGATTGAAACGAAACTGTGGTGTACCAGAAAACAATAGATTCAAAGTTCGTAGATGTTGCATGGTAATTTCATAAGACACATACGATACTGAAGTAAAGTCGTAAAGATCGTGTAGGCGTAACTGATAACGTAAATCGAACATATTGATTGATGCATTTGAATTATCAAATGGAAAAATACCAGTTACAAACTGAATTGCATCTGGGCAATAAATCCATTGACGGTCAATATCCGCTTGCGTGATTTGATGTTTCATATACAACTTTTCGGTACCATCATAATGATAGTCACGCCAGAAGTTGACAGCATCATCAATTCGATCATCTACTTGATCGTCATCTACGTTGATTTCAATAACTGGAAATCCAAGTCTTCGTAAGCAGTAATCTTTAAATTGTTGTCTAGTTGAGATAAGCATAAGTTTATATAGTTCTTGTTATGATACACTTCCCATAATTACACAAACAGTAGGACTTACAAACAATATTGTTGCAACGCCTCTTGTAGCAAGACTGACTGATGCTACATCTAAATTGAAACCTGCAATATAAGCGGTAGTAATACTACAAGTAATACTTACACTAGCACCTGTATTATTGAAAATTGAGATTGCATCACCAGCAGCGAAAACATTATTTGGAATTACAATAGAACCACCTGTGCCAATTTCTACAAATTCACCAACATCAGTTACCGCTAATGTATATTGAGATGTTTTTTGACCTACAGCGGGTATGTTTCTGAAACCCATTGTAAAACTTTGGTCTGGTATGGTAATTGTTCTGCTTGTAGTTAAAGTATCAGGAACAATGGTTGCCGAATAAGAACTTGTTCCTCCAGAACGTCCTTTAATAGTAATTGAATCTTGAGTCGTAGCGTTTTCAACGACAAGTCCATCTGTAGAGCTGACTGTAACTTTAGCTGTGACTGTACCACCATTGTTCGCGTCTAATGAATTATTCGCACGAATAAAAGCTGCGTTAGCGTGTAAGAAAGATGCATTTGTTGAGTCGAATATCGTATTTGTTCTTACTAATAAATCAATACCCTTTGTTAAAACATACGTTGAATGTAAGTTAGCATTAAGAGTATCGATTACAAAAGAAGGATCATTGAGATCGATATTATTGTTTTCACCAATTTCTGGCGTATAGCCTTTGAACAAATGCCATTCTTTCGTGACAGTATCACGGATTAAACCTGAATGTGCATTTGTGCCATCATTATAATGACCAGCAAATCCTAAATCTTTCAAATCGGATATATAATTTCCTGCGCCAAGAATAATTACCGTATCGTTTGCAACTAATGTGGTTGCATTTACACTAAATGTTTGACCAGTAACAACTAAGTTACCCGCAAATAAGTTATTGGTAACAACTAAACTACCAGTAATTGTACCACCATTATTTGCGTCAATCGAATTATTTGCACGAATAAAAGCCGCATTTGCATGATCAAACGAAGCATTGGCTTGTATGAATCCAGAATTGGCGTGATCACGGGAATATTGATCTATTGATCCAGCCGCAATTGTGTTGGCAAAAACAAAAGCAGCATTTGCATGATCAAACGAAGCATTTGTTTGAATGAAACTTGAATTGACATGAATAAATGCAGCGTTCGCTTGAATGAATCCAGAATTGGCGTGATCACGAGAATATTGATCTATTGATCCAGCCGCAATTGTGTTGGCAAAAACAAAAGCAGCATTTGCATGATGAAACGAAGCATTGGCATATTGACCTGTTGCATTCTGTGATTGATAAGCCGAGTTCGCATGACCAAAAGCGGAATTAGTTTGAATGAATCCGCTGTTCGCATGAATAAATGCACCGTTAGCTAATGTGAATGCTGCATTGGCATATTGACCTGTTGCATTTTGACTTATGTACGCAGCATTAGCATGATCGAATCCAAAATTGGCATGAATAAATGCAGCGTTCGCATATTGACCTGTAGTATTCTGTGACTGATAAGCCGAGTTCGCATGATTGGATGCATAGTTTGCATGTAGGAATGATGAATTTGCTTGAATGAATCCAGAATTTGCATGATCAAAAGCTAAATTAGTTTTTATGAATCCGCTGTTCGCATGAATGAATGCGGCATTGGTATCATGATAAGCTGAGTTAGCTTGAATAAATCCAGAGTTTGCATAATCAAATGATGCGTTTGCTTGAATAAATCCAGAATTTGCATGTATATAAGCAGCGTTAGCAGCGGCAAATGCACCATTAGCATTTGCGAATGCAGCATTCGCTTTTGCAAAAGCACCATTAGCATTTGCGAATGCAGCATTAGCATCATGGTATGCACTATTTGCTTGAATAAATCCAGAGTTTGCATGATGAAAAGCGGAATTAGCATATTGTCCAGTTGCATTTTGACTTTGATATGCTGCATTTGCGTGATCAAAAGCGGAATTTGTTTTTATAAATCCAGAGTTTGCGTGGATAAATGCCGCATTGGTATCATGATAAGCTGAATTGGCTTGAATAAATCCAGAGTTTGCATGATCAAATGATGCGTTTGCTTTTGCAAAAGCGGCATTTGCGTTTGCAAATGCATAGTTAGCATGATGAAACGCAGAATTTGTTTGTATAAATCCACTATTTGCGTGAATAAATGCAGCGTTTGTTAAATCAAAGATTATATTTGTTCTTGGTAATAAATCAATACCTTTAATTGTAACGAAGGTTGAGCGTAAATTGGCGTGAAGAGTATCGATTTGAAAAGAAGGATCATTGAGATCGATATTATTGTTTTCACCAATTTCTGGCGTATAGCCTTTGAACAAATGCCATTCTTTCGTGACAGTATCACGAATAAAGCCAGAGTGTGCATTTGTGCCATCATTATAATGACCAGCAAATCCTATATCTCTAGTGTCTGCAAAATAATTACCTTCTCCTAATACAATAACTGTATCGTTAGAGACAAGTGTTCCTGCATTGATACTAAACGTTTGACCTGTAACAAATACATTGCCCACAAATAAATTATTGGTAACTGTCAAACTACCAGTAATTGTGCCGCCATTATTTGCATCGATTGAATTATTGGCTCTTAAAAATGCAGCATTCGCATATTGACCTGTAGCATTCTGTGAGATGTACGCAGCATTCGCGTGATCATATGCGCTATTTGCTTGTATGAATCCGCTGTTTGCATGATCAAATGCAGAATTAGTTTTAATGAATGCAGCATTAGCGTCATGATACGCAGAGTTAGCTTGAATAAATGCCGAGTTTGCGTGATGATATCCATCATTTGCTTTTGCAAAAGCGGCATTTGCGTTTGCAAATGCATAAGAAGTGTAGACGTATAAATCTACAGTTCCATTTGAACCAAAGAAGTAGTTTGAGAAAATGGCATTTGCACCAGTAATGCTTCCATTTCCACCAACTGTTGTAACTGATTCTGTTGTTATGTTACCAGTAACACTAAATTCACCTGCAACATTAATCGACGCTGATACGTTACCACCAACATTAGCATCCAACGAATTGTTCGCACGAATATATGCAGAATTGGCATGATCGAATGCTGAATTCGTTTTTATGAATGCAGAGTTGGCATGATTGAATGCATAGTTTGTGTGTAAGAATGCTGAGTTTGTTTTAATGAATGCGGAGTTAGCATGGATAAACGCAGCGTTCGCATATTGACCTGTAGCATTTTGTGACTGATAGCTTGAGTTGGCATGATTGAATGCATAGTTTGCATGAATAAAACCAGAGTTGGCGTGAATGAATCCACTATTCGCATGAACAAACGCAGCATTCGCATCATGATATGCGCTGTTTGCTTGAATAAATCCTGAATTTGCATGTATATAAGCGGCATTAGCAGCGGCAAATGCACCATTAGCATTGGCAAACGCAGCGTTGGCTTTGGCAAAAGCACCGTTAGCGTTAGCAAAAGCAGCATTAGCATCATGGTACGCACTATTTGCTTGAATAAATCCAGAATTTGCATGAATGTAAGCAGCGTTAGCAGCAGCAAAAGCACCATTCGCATTGGCAAACGCAGCGTTAGCTTTAGCAAAAGCACCATTAGCATTTGCGAATGCAGCATTAGCATCATGGTACGCACTATTTGCTTGAATAAATCCAGAGTTTGCATGATGAAATGCCGCGTTGGTATCATGATAAGCTGAATTAGCTTGGATGAATCCACTATTCGCATGATTGAACGAATAATTTGCATGTAAGAATGCAGAATTCGTTTTTATAAATGCTGAATTGGCATGAATAAATGCTGCATTGGCATCGTGATATGCGGAGTTTGCTTGAATGAATCCAGAATTTGCATGATCAAAAGATGCATTAGCTTTAATGAATGCGGAGTTAGCATACGATGATGCTGACGTTGCGCCTAAATCGTCATAACCAATACCATCGTTTGTAAATTGCCACTTATCTAGTGTTTCATTCCACAACAAGTAAACATTTGCCAAAACACCGCGATCAACTTCAACTCCTGCGTCGGAAATAGGTGTCTGTGACTGATTTACTGCTGCATTGAGTGTAATAATATTGTCGGCAATTAATACCGTAGAAGTGTTCACATACGTGGTTTGTCCAGTTACAGTCAAGTTACCTGTAATGCGAACATCGCCTGTGACTGTACCACCAACATTTGCATCAAGCGCATTGTTAGCACGAATGAATGCGTAATTTGCATGTAAAAATGCAGAATTAGTTTTTATAAATGCACTATTCGCTTGAATATATGCCGCATTAGATTTCGCAAAAGCGCCGTTGGCATTAGCAAAAGCAGAGTTGGCCTGTCTGAATGCGCCGTTGGCATATACACCAGCAGAATTTGCTGCAATAAATGCACCATTGGCATTTGCAAAAGTTGCATTTGCTTGAATATAAGCCGAATTCGCGTGTATGAATCCTGAATTTGCGTGTATGTAAGCTGCATTTGATTTAGCAAAAGCGCCGTTAGCGTTTGCAAATGCAGCATTTGCGTGATCATAAGAAGAATTAGCATGAATAAATGCTGCGTTCGCATATTGACCTGTTGCATTCTGCGACAAATAAGCTGCATTAGCTAAATCAAAAGCTGCATTTGTTTGAATGAAACTTGAATTGACATGAATAAACGCACCATTTGCTATCGTAAACGCAGCGTTCGCATATTGACCAGTTGCATTTTGGCTTAGATATGCTGCATTTGCAAGATCAAATGCAGCATTAGTTTGAATGAATCCACTATTTGCTTGAATATAAGCAGCATTAGCAGCGGCAAATGCACCATTAGCATTCGCAAACGCAGCGTTTGCGTGATGAAATCCAGAATTTGCATGAATGAATGCACCATTAGCTACCGTAAATGCTGCATTCGCATAGTTGCCAGTTGCGTTCTGTGATTGATAAGCAGCATTTGCATGTATGAATGCTGATTGTGCGTGAGTTATTGCCGCATTAGCTTGAACGAATCCAGAATTCGCGTGATTGAATCCCGCATTGGCATATTGACCAGTTGCATTTTGTGAGATGTAAGATGCATTCGCATGATCAAATGCTGCATTCGCTTTAACGAATGCTGAGTTGGCGTAAGAAGATGCTGAAGATCCACCCAGATCATCGTAACCTACACCATCGTTTGTAAATTGCCACTTATCTAGTGTTTCATTCCACAACAAGTAGACGTTAGACAAAGCACCACGATCAACTTCAATTCCTGCATCGGCAACTGGAGTTGATGACTGATTGATTGCAGCATTTAATGTAATGATATTATCAGCAATTAATACGGTTGAAGTATTAACATATGTTGTATTACCTGTGACAGTAAGATTACCTGTGATACGAACATCACCTGTAACTGTACCACCAACATTCGCACTCAGAGAATTATTTGCTCTTAAAAATGCAGCATTTGCATATTCACCAGTTGCATTTTGACTTTGATATGAGGCATTTGCATGTACAAAAGCCGAGTTCGCGTATTGTCCAGTGGCATTTTGAGAAATGTAACTAGAATTGGCATGATTAAATGCCGCATTCGTTTTTATAAACGAACTATTTGCATGAACAAATGCAGCGTTAGCGTCATGATACGCAGAGTTGGCTTGATTAAATGCTGCATTCGCATAGTTGCCAGTTGCGTTCTGTGATTGATAAGCCGAGTTTGCGTGTAAGAATGCGGCGTTTGTTTTAATAAATGCTGAATTGGCGTGAATAAAGCCAGCATTAGCGTGAATGAATGCTGCGTTAGCTTGAGTGAATGCTGAGTTTGTATATTCACCAGTTGCATTTTGACTTAAAAATGCGGCGTTTGCTCTATCGAATGCAAGATTTACTTGTGCAAAACTAGAGTTTGCGTGAATAAATGCGGAGTTAGCATATTGACCAGTCGCATTTTGTGAGATGTAAGATGCGTTCGCATGGTCAAATGCAGAATTAGTTTTAATGAACGCGGAGTTAGCATGTAAAAAAGCGGCGTTCTGTGAAATATAAGATGCATTTGCATGATCGAATGATGCATTCGCTTTGATAAAAGCACCGTTTGCTTGTGCATACGCGGCTGTAACATTAGTAAGTGTGCTATTTGCCGCTTCAAACGCGCCATTCGAACGATCAAATGCGTAGATTGAACGTAGATACGATTCATATCCACCAATAGGCACTGTTCCTGTTCCTGCTGGAGTTCCTATGTATAACGTATTGCTGCTATATGAATAACCCGGTTCACCAACATTAAGTGAAGATGGTGCATTTGTTACTAGGGATCTTTTTATTTGAATAGGTGTATTTGCCATTTTTTAAAATTGACCTCCGTCAACTTTCTCAATAACAGCCGTGGCAGTTTTAAACTCGTAACGATTGTTTGCAGAATCAAAAGCTAAAAATTCCCCATCTTCAACGCCAGCAGTTGAGACATCATTTATTTCCGACAAAGAAATATTTGGTTTCGGACGAAAATCGGAAGCAGAAATCGTTGTACGATTTGGTTGACGAATTGTGACTGTGCCAAGATTGAGTGACATGATTTACCTCGTTACAGAAGGCAATATGATTGCGGTTCCTTCAATCACTCTGGTTTTAGAATTATCTACAGAATTCGTAATTACCAGATCATAAACATATCTTCCAGGAGTTAATAGTGCTGTGTTTGCAGCGGTCATGGACAACGTAATTTGTCCATTGGCGTTACCCGTTACGGTTGCTGTAAGAGTATTTGCTGATGAAGAATAATAAGATTTGCGAAGTTGAGAAGATGCACTGTAATTTGCTAGATTAACTGCATCTCCTTCTACGTCATTGACTGTGACGATGGATGTTAAGTTTGCACCCTGTTCAATAGTTAGTTCTAGATAAGCAGCCAAGATAATTTCCCCTCTTTGATGTACTATTTAGTCAAAAGGGAAATTAACCTAGTTATCTCATAAACTATCCACCAATCGAAACGCTTGATGCTGGCTCACCTGATATAGAACCCTGTGCAGGAACTACTGTAACAACTGCACCAGAAAAAAACGTCATTATGATTCCGCTCATTTAAGTACCTCTTGCGAAAACTACAGTATCTTTATCAATAAAGACTGCGTTGATTAAACCTCGTGGTGGAAACTCAATGAAGTTCATCTTTTTAGCAAATCCGGAACGATATGTGTTTGGAACATCACATCGAATTGTTCCAAACTTGTCGCTGTTATTAAAAAGAATAAGAACATCACCTTCAGAAAACTCATTTTCTTCAATAAAAATCAAGTCTTGATCCACGATGTTTATCAATTTATTTACATGCTCTTTTTTTAAAATCATGATTTAGGATACTTTTCTTTAATTGAACGAATTTTATTTGCCATGGCAGTCATAGCATCACCACCTTTCCAAATCGCATCCAACTGTTCAGCTATTGGCGGATACTCATTTTTTCGTTTCACATAATAATCAGGAATCTCAGGTCGAACAATTTCTGATTTACTTATGTTCACAACGGTAACTTGTCGAGACATTGGATTAGTAATTTCTCTCGTCTTTGCAGACAAATTATTCCATTCAGTTTCTTTTCTATCTATCTCAGCACGTATTGTAGCTTCTTTTGATTGTATGAAACTTGCCAAATCTGTATCTAGATTTGGTGGAATAAAAATAGCCCAATCATAGACTTCTCCGTTGTGTTCTACTGTAAGTTGTGCTAATAATCGATCATCGTTGGAACCAGCAGATCCCAAGCCAGTTATCGCAACACTCATTTAACTGCCTCCAGTCTAAAGTTTTTACCAGGATGTTTTCCTGTTTGTGGTAATATCTTAACGTCTTTAAATCCAACAGATTTACACAAGTCTGTAAGTGTTTTTGGTGTATATCCCCATAAATGTGGATACAATGCACCTCGTTCTTCTGTTTCTGCACTCTTTTCTTCGGCTGCAGCACCAAAGATACAAGTCAAAGTCATGATTCTATCTTCATCATCTTGTTGTAGAAAATCTTTACATAGTTCTTCAATGTGTGGAGTTTCAACTACTAACTTGCCTTTAGGCTTGAGTGTTCTGTACCAATTAGAAATAATTTCTGGCGCACGATGTTGAGGTAAATGTTCAATCAAGTGACTAGCCAAAATTTCCTCAGTAACATTTTCAGGCAAATCCATCTTCATTACGTCAATGATAATATCAGCTTCTTTACTATTCTTGTCAACATTTAAATAGCCCTCAAGCTTGTCGTTGCCTGAACCCATGTTGAAACGAATAGTCTCTTTCTTTTCAACCTTATGTGCGATGATCGACTTGTAAGCAGTACCATCAGGCAATCGATTGACCCAACGCTGATCGATGAATTCTTTATCATCCATAGTCAAACGTCTTGTTGGTTTAATATTAGTATAATATTTTGTCAAGTCTACTGAAGGATGCGCTGTGTACATACCACTAGCTAAATCCATGTGCAGACATTGAACGTCAGTATTTACAAGAAGTTTTGTTCCTCTCTTGTGCAAACGATGTACAAAGAAGTTGTCTTCACCAATAAATGGAATTTCATCATTGATGTTGTTACCGATACAGCAGAATGGAAGTTCTGGATCTTCTTCTTTCATCTTTTTTAATAGTTCAACTGGAATCAACATAGCGTCCATACCTGTTTGCCATGCTTCAATGATTTGTCCAGGATCAACATTCGGAATTACGATCCAATCGTTTTCTCTTGTCATAATCATTGCGTCGGAACACTTGATGTAGTAAACACCAGTAACAACAGCACCAGGATTCTCTTCAGCCGTTTTCATAAGCTGTTTAAATCCATCATAAGGAAGAACTGTGTCTTCACCTACAAACAAAAGATATTTCGCTCCACTTTCAAGTGTTTGTTCAATGAGATAATTTCTTGCGACATCAACTTTTTCTCCACCAATATTACAGTAGCCGTGTGAGAATCCCATCAAATCAATATGAAGTCCATCATAACCGTCAAAATTTTGTGCCGCTTTTTCATTCAAATCTCTTCTTGGTTGTGCTATAACTACATAGGGCTTAATTGTTCTTGACTCACTATAAATTTCTTTCATCGTGTCAATAATTTTATCTCTGCTATACATAATTTCCCACTTTCAGTTTAAATAATTGTTAAAGATTACCATTAAAATATGCTGCTGTAGCGATTCCTAAAGGAATTTTCATTCCTGTTGAAATTTTTTGTCCTACTTCTGCTGAATACGGAACAAAATGAATTTCACCATTCGACATAAGTATACCACCTCCATAAGCTGATGTATTAGTATACACTAAAGAGTATGTAGACACAATACCTGAAGCGGATATTTTTTGACCTACGATTGCGTTGCCTGGTACAAAATGCACATCACCATTTGGTGCAAGAACTGCACCGTCATAATTAAATTGTGTACCGTATTTTACAGGCGTGCTATATTGTTGATTTTTAACGATAAAGACTCTTCCTAAGCCATCCGAGTATTGAAATACTAAATGTCCGTCTGCATCTATCGTAGCATTTTTACCGAACGGATTAAAAAAACCATTAAAAGGACCTGTATTTTCATATTCAGTAAACAATCCATTTGGAAACATTCTTGATGGAAAAGGAGAAGCATGAGGAATAAAATAAATTGATCCATTAGGAAGTAAAACGCTTCCCCAATTCGTGCCTGAGCTGTAATTTGTGTTTATAAGTGAATATGTTGAAACCGTACCAGTTCTTGATATTTTTTGTCCAACAAGGGCTTGAAATGCAGCAAAATGAATTTCACCATTTGGAGCAAGAGTACCTCCAATATAAGCTGATGTAGTAGTATACGCTAATGCATATGTTGACACGATACCGCTAGCGGATACTTTTTGTCCTCTATTCGCATTATAAGGTATAAAATGTATGTCTCCATTTGGTGCAAGAACACCACCAGAATAAAGTTTGGGTTCCGCTGCTGATGTTGTATAAACCAATGCATATGTCGATGCAACACCATCAGCAGATATTTTTTGTCCTCTGTTTGCATTATACGGAACAAAATGAAGTTCACCATTTTGTGAAAGAACTCCACCATAATATCCAAACGAAGTAGTATATGCCAATGCATATGTTGATATTATGCCATTCACGCCGTTATTATTAAACAATGAACCTCGATCAACATTTCTTTGCAGAGTTCTGTTTAAACTTATCTCAGCTTGCTCGGAAAGGTATTGATATAACGGTGGATTAACAGGATCAGCATAATAAAATATTGCATTCGCAGCTGGATAAGATGCGGTAGTATCAGTAGAAACTAAAGTACCGGGTAAAGATTTTGGTAATATTGCAGCAGTTAAAGCTTTTTTCGCTTTTGTAAAAGGTGTTTGTCGTGATATGAGTTCGTATTTTCCAATTCCTAACTCATAACCAACGGGAACAAGTGATTGAGGATAAGAAGAAATGGCATATGGAATAACATTTGAAGTGTCTGAAGAATCATGCGCTCGTCTTATAAGGACATTTGGTTTATTGACAAGCTTCATCCCATATCGCTGAGTATTTTGTTGAATAAAATACACATCTCCAGATTCGGAAAGAACACCTTCTTGATGACGATTTTGCAATATCGAATACGTTGATATTACACCAGCGGATGATATTTTTTGTCCAACTAGGGCACTATCAGGAACAAAATGAATATCGCCGTTACTATCAAGAACACCACCTCGATAAGCAGTACCAATTGTGTATACTAACGAATATGTCGATACAACACCAGCAGAGGATATTTTTTGTCCAACTCTTGCATTATAATTTACAAAATGTGTGTCACCATTTGGTGCAAGAACACCACCCCAATATGCAGCACTAGTAGTATGCACCAATGAATATGTTGATACAACACCAGCAGAGGATATTTTTTGTCCAACTCTTGCATTATAATTTACAAAATGTGTGTCACCATTTGGTGCAAGAACACCGCCGCGGTATGCAAGTGATGTGGTGTGTACTAGTGAGTATGTCGAAACATAAATGGGAACACTTTCATTAATTAATAGTTTTTGACCTCTATTTGCATTAGAAGGCACAAACTGAACATCTCCACTAACATCAAGAACACCACCGGCGTATGCAGCGGCTGTTGTGTACACTAATGAATATGTTTGTACAATTCCATCAGAGAATATTTTTTGGCCAACTCTTGCACTATTTGGAACAAAATGAATACTGCCATTACCGTCAAGAACACCGCCATCATATGCACCAGCTGCGGTAGTATACGCTAGTGAATATGTTGTAGGATGTTGAGATAAAAATTTATTGAACTCTATAACTTGTCCAACTCCTGCATCTTGTGGAGCAAGATAAAAGGTGTTGCCTGTACTATCCATGGCACCACCCATATAAGCATTAGTAGTTGTATATGCCAATGAATATGTGGATACAACACCAGCAGAGGATATTTTTTGTCCTCTGTTTGCATCATACGGAACAAAATGTATGTCACCATTATATGCTTTTCCGCCAAAAACATATGCACCAGCAGTTGTGTACACCAATGAATATGTTGATACAACACCAGCGGATGATATTTTTTGTCCTACAGACGCATTAAAAGGAACAAAATGTATGTCACCATTGTTATCAAGAACACCACCGTCATATGCAGCACCAGTGGTAAATACTAATGAATATGTTGATACGACACCAGCAGAAGAAACTTTTTGGCCAACTCTTGCACTCGAAGGAACAAAATGTATATCATCATTGTTATCTAAAACACCACCGCGATAAGC